GCCACAGGCACAAATACCGATGCAGCGCTACGGCGGACAGTCCACCAACCCACACCCACCATGGGGCAAGTTGAAACACCAACTCCATATCACCACGCGGGGCTGCACTACGTGCCCAGATGCCAATAGCGCCAAACACACTCACCAGCAACATCGTAAACCGCGTTGCACCGGTAGGCTCCCAGTAGAGCCTGCGTAGGGTCTTCACACATGGTCTCCAGGTTGGTCAATAGTAGAACCGGACGATGACGAAACCATTACCACCTACGCTGGCAACATCCGATACCCGACACCGCCGATTTTGTCTCCGGTGCCTGACGCAAGGAGCGATGTCTTGTATCGCACCTTGAGGGACTCTTCAAACTGCAAGAATGGCAGGTTGAAGGATTCGATGATCAGTGGAGCAGTCAGGTTCACGTTGGTTGCTGTGCTCGGCAGTCCTCCCACAGATACTGCGTCGTAACCAGGGTCGAGGTACGAGTTCGGCGTGAAGAAGTGTCCTGTGTCGTAGGAGGTGCTAGAGGTGGCATTCGCAGGCCCCGGTACAACAGCGCCAATCACTACTCGATTAGACGCACCAATTGTCGATGTCGGAGCTATCGTATAGACGGTGCCATCAACCGTGACTTCAACTGTCGGCGTGTAGGCTGCGCCAGTGTTGCAAGGCGGGATGATGTGATGCAGGCGACCGCGCCCAGTAACATCAACCGCTGTAACGTAAGTATCAGCAACACTGACCGACATTTGCGCACCTTTTTTCGCCACTGATGTAAAGAACGTAGATGCGTTTGTGTTAGAGCATGCGACCTGTGCGTTGATGTTGGTCTTGACGTAAAGCTGTGCTTCCGGGAGCGCCATAATCGGCAACTCCCGAGGGTCAGTGATGTAGCGACTGCCGCCAACGAACTGAGATAAATTACTCATTACAGAATCCTCCAAGGTTCGCTAAAATAACAAAGACCAGCTAGTGCGCTAACACTGCTGGTCTTCTGACCAAACCATTGTTTTGAAGGAACAACAGCATGACTAAGACCGATATTACCTCGGATAGAGTTCGTAAACTTCTCAAGTACGACCCTGAAACCGGAATATTTCAAAGAAAACTCAAAACAACTTGAGTTTACATACCTTGTGGTGGCATTGATTCCACTAGCGGGTATGTAAGGGCGTGGCTCGATAATAGGCAATACAGCTTGCACCGAGTTGCATGGCTCTACATAACAGGCGAGTGGCCTAGGTTTTACATAGACCATATTGACGGGGATAAAACAAATAATCGTTTTTCTAATCTCAGAGATGTAGATCATGGAGTAAATGCTCAAAATCTGACTAAGATGAAAAAGATGAGTAAATCTGGACTTCTTGGTGTGAACCTTATACGAGGAGCACATGGCGACAAGTGGACTGCCAACATAAGGGTTAAAGGCGCATTGGTTTACCTTGGAACTTTTAACACCTCGGAAGCTGCTCAGGCCGCATACATAGCGGAAAAAAGACTCAGCCACCCTGGATGTACGATTTAAATACTTCATAGTATTCGCCACGTGCTATCTACAAACCGTAATTGAACGGTTCCGTTTGGCAATGCGTTTAGCGTCATATCCTCAGAAACGCCCATGATTGTCTGACTGTTACGCGCTACAACGTTTGTATGCAGTGTATTTGCCCAAGTGATCCATACAGTGTCACCACTTGATGGAGATGCAGGCAAAGTCACTGTGGTTGCTGCAACGTTGGTAAGGATGTAATGCGTACCGGTCACTGCTGTTTGCGATGTACCAGATACAACTGATACTGTCATTGTCCCTGAACTAGCAGGCGTTTGCCACGTAGCAGCAGTTGATCCTGTCGCGGTAAGAACCTGACCGGAAGATGGCGCAGTTGCCGCACTTACATCAACCGTAGTTGATGCGCTCTTGAGTGCATTCGTGATTCCAGCGGTCAACCCTGCAGCAGTGCCCGTTATGTTAGTGCCTACTAACGCAGATGGCGTGCCCAATGCTGGGGTCACCAGTGTGGGACTAGTTGCGAACACCAGTGCGCCAGACCCCGTTTCATCTGTCACAGCAGATGCCAGATTTGAACTAGAAGGTGTTGCCAGGAAAGTAGCGACACCTGTACCAAGTCCAGATACTCCCGTTGATATAGGTAGCCCGGTTGCATTGGTAAGCGTACCGCTCGACGGTGTTCCAAGGGCACCGCCTGACTTCAAACTAGTAGCGTCAGCGGCTGCGATATTGTCGAATTCAGTGTTGATTTCGACGCCTTTTACAACCTTGGACGGATTGCCTGTTAGCAGTGCGTCCTTGGCGGCAAAGTCTGTACTTTTGGTGTAGGTTGTCACTTGTACGCTCCATCTTTCGTATACATATCAAACCTCTGTATGGAGATTTGAAAGCCTGAAACATCAGCTTCAATTCCAGACTGAATAACCTTTCCAGCGCCACCGACATTCATCTGAATGCTGTCAGTAATCTGACCAAGACCATACTCTGCGATACCGTACTCAGCTATATTGTACTCAGCTATGGTCTGACCGAAGCCAACTGTCAACTGCTCCGAACGTGTCTGAGCGACATAATCAAAGCCCCATTTACAAACAAGAATCTGATTAATAGCGCCAAGCACAGTGACAGCTACCTTTTTCAGAATGCTAGTTCTTACTGGGTCTCCAAAATCAACCCAAGTCGTATAGTACGAAAGCCTGTAATCGTCGGTATTGTCGTAGTAACCATCGTGTAGACCAATGTACCCTGCCTGACCGATGTACAGAGCCCTACCTGTCGAATAACAATAGCACTTCGGAACCATGCCAGTCCATGTTGTGGGACGATACGACCCATCTTGCATCATGCTTCTGGTGTCGAAGCAATATGTAATCATCGATTCGACGAACGTTACAAGATAGAACGAGTCGATAGGGGAGTAAATCGTCTTGATGGTTGCGCCAGTGGTTTCATGGTTGATGTAACTCAGTATGTCGTCGTTCACTGTGCGACTGACAGTTACCAGTGGGGCGGATTTTTCTTGAATGGTTCGCCTCAGAGAACGTAGCCCACCACCCGAAAGGTAAACCAGGTCGTCTGGCGTGTTCTGTATCGTGTCACGGCCAACACACCCGGAATTGCTGATTGCGTCACTCAGTACCATCGTGGATGGATCGTCCGCACCGGTGTAGATCAGTATCTGCTTTGATCCGAAGATGATTAGTGCGTTATTGTGCGCTGCCAAGGCAACAACCTCATCTCCACCTTGCGGCCAAACACCATACAGATTCAGCGACCCTGCTGTACCGCCAGTCCATTTCTGGAACGTTAGCGTATCTGTCCAATAGACTGTATTCTTGTCTGTTGCCGTGCAAGCTGCCCAGATGCGACCATATGCAGAAATGGCTGTGTTAGCCTGCGGTGCAGTACCAGAGTACGTTGGGTGCTCACTGAGCCTGCGGTACGCTGTCGTGGATAGCGCTGTGTCGTAGATTAGCGGGTCGAACCCTTGCTGCCAAAACATGATGCAGTTGTTCAGTACACAGTTCTGCCAGTTGCTTGCCGTGATAACAGGTGCAACTCCACCGCCACCATATGAAAGTTCAGTAAGCGTAGTTCCAACTAACTTGAACAGTTTGTTGTTACCAGCCGCAACGATGGTTCTCGCTCCTGTGCTGTCGATCAGTTCGCCAATAGATTCGATGTTTGCCGATCCTAGAGCTACGCTTGAATCATTCGCTGGGGTCCACCCCTTGCGTGACCCGATACGTCCGAACTTGTCAATGACACAATTGTTCGCTTCCAGTGCGAACTTCGGATCAAGGTCAACCGATGCATCCTGGGTATTCAAACCCATGAAGCCTGGAGCTGTGATTGAGTAGGTCTTTATCGGCTGCGCCATTATGTCGCCACCCACTCTTGGTAATCTTGATTACGGGTCTGCTCCAGTGCAATCCTGTCTGCTAATATGCCCTTGAACAGGCCATATGCCTCACTGGATGCCAGGGCACCATCTTCACCACGTTCAGCGAGTGCTCTAGCATATGCTCCCATCACAACAGCATCAGATGGAACCATGATGATGTCTGATGCAGCGGTAAGCGATACCTGCGGAACATTCATGTTGAAAGTGATCGCGTAGGCACCGTCCGGTGTCGGGTATAGCTGAATCTTGCTATCAGTACCGTCACTTCCATCCCATGCGTAGTAGCACGGAACCGAGTTGGTGGTGGTAGTGAGTTGCTGCTGATCGTCGATAAATCCAGCGGAGACAGGGCGCAGTCTGCCTTGTCGTCCGGTGGTGGTCACGTTTGCAGATATGCACTTCTGCTTTGTGCCAGATCCTGTCAGGGTGTAGCCGCTAGTTCCACCCACGGTGTTGATGCTGATGGCGGTGTTCTGAACATCCCAGTCCCACGCATCTTCCACTTGTCGTTTGGCGTCGTTGACGAAGTGCCCAA